TCCCCGGGAACCAGCATCAGGAGCTTGCCGCCGTTCGGCAGAGCGACCCCCTCGATCATCGACTGGGCCGTTGGAAAAAGCTCGAGGAGGGAACGATGCACGATGCGGGCATTGCGTCCGCGCTCCGAGTCCTGCTCGACCTTGATCTTGTCGAGTTCCTCCAACACCGCGGCAGGGATGAGGATGTTGTTCTCCTGGAAGTTGAAAATCGCCCGTGGATCGTGGAGCAGGACGCATGTATCGAGTACATAAGTCCGAATGATATTTGAACCGGTCTTCCTTGTCTCGTTTGTGGCAGGGGATGCGGTGGTTGTGCTCATTGAAGAGAAGATGGCAGGCAAACCATGCGCTGCTTTATCGGCTCCAAAAGACCAGGGATGACAAGCACCTCGCGCGCCAACGTCGCGGCAATTGCTGCATTAATGAGCAGGCTCTGATCCCGGCGTCGGGTCCGGTCAGACCTGCTTTGAGCAGGGCACGCTAGACGTTCGAAGCATCCGGCTCGACACGTCGACGTACACCGGGGCGCACCTAACTTACAGGAAAAAGTAAGCCAGAATCGCACGACCCAAGTTGTTGCGTGATTGAGCGGATGTCGATCAGAACTGATCTATTTTTCGGCCACCCGCGCCGCGTCTCCATCAACCTCGTGTTCCCGTTTCAGCTTTCAGCTTTTCAGGGTTTCAGCCTTTGCCTCCGCGCCTCATGCGCCTTTTTGCGGCCAATCAGTTCCTGCCCGCTTGCCGCGAAGAGGCGCAGAATGCGCAAAAACGAAGAGCCGTCTCACACGGCATGGGCATCGGCTCTATATCCGCGAAATCCTGTGATCCGTGGTCAAAAAGATCGGGATCGGAAAGACACGGAGCCGGAGTTAACCACGGTTACCACAGATAATCGTTTCCTAGCGCAGCAGAGCCGCAACCAAAGGTGGCGCCGGTCTGTGACCGGCGATCCGGGAATCGCCAGTCCGAGACTGGCGCTACTTGGCTGCCACGGATGCCTCGGATAGCAGTTGCCGGCCCTTGCGCCTCTTGCGCATTTTTGCGGCCATTCAGTTTTTATCCATTTGCCGCGAAGAGGCGCAGAACGCGCAAAGCGCGAGGACCGCCGGCAGGCTGGCGATCCCGCATGGAGTTCCCGGGAAAAGTTTGGGCTGGATTTCTGGCGGTGCAGATGGCTTATTCCCGTTTCCCCAGTCGCCAGGATAGCTCAGTGGTAGAGCAGAGGACTCATAAGCCTTTGGTCGCGGGTTCGACTCCCGCTCCTGGCACCATTTTGGGATGAGACGCGTGCACAAGGTGTAACCGGCAATAAGTCGCGAAAAGGGTCACGTAGCCGCGCAGAAAAGGGTATTACAGTGTAAGCCGCCATCAGGTTTGATCAAAAGTTGCAAAGGTTTGATTAAAACCGGCCAAAGGGCTGTTGTCCCGGTTCGATTTAAGGGGATCTTACAACCCGCCTGCATGGTCATTGCATTGTAACCGCGGCGACCTGGACTAGACCTGTCTACCCAGCGCGGTCTGGAAAGCCTGCACACGGGCATATAGTGCCGCAGCCTGAGTAGCATTCATTCCAGCCGTGATGCACAAGAAAGCCAGTGTTTGCGCCCCAGTGCCTGGAGTGTCACCATTCGGTCGATAAAATTGTATCTCACTTCCGGGGAGGCTTCCACCAACAACCGAAGTCGTGGCTAGCTGAGTTGCCTTGCGGTAGATGGCGTGATTTCCCCCGCCATCCCGCGTTGCAAACATCCACCCCAGCGCACCGGAAATGGCGCTCGGCGATGGCAACTCATGCAGGTCATCGTATTGGTCAGAATACAGAATATTGTCTGACCACGGGGCATAGAATCGAAGCCGATTGTCCCCGCTAATCGCGCCGAATACGCAATTGCCACCGCTGGCCGTCGATCGATTGTATACTCCAAGTCCGGTAGAGCCAAGGGTTAGGTCAGTACCTAAAACACTACTCCCAAGCCATTTCATTGCGCTGGATCCACCGGCGAGTCCAGTATCCTGCGAGTAATCCCCGGCGCCGAAATTGTGATTGCTGTAAACCCACGAATTGAGGTGCTTAAGTTTTACGAGCGCCGCAGGCAGGCTATCCCCGCATAGAGGGCCAACGTCGAGCAACAAGTCCCAGATGGAATCGGCCTTGCATCCCACGATAAAATCCCGGACAGCCGATTGCGTGCCCGAGCTTGCGGTTCCACCTGCGGCAAGTATTTGGGCGTACCATGCCAGGAAATCGGGATCATCGACGACGGATGTCCAATAGGGCACGTAATGCGACGCAGTGTCCACGAGCCACCCAATTGCGCCAGATGGAAGAATTGCGCCCGGCGGCGGCGTGGATGCGACAGAGAAGCCGGAACCGCCTCCGCCCCCACCGTCACCGCTGCGGCCAGGCGGCAGAACACCAGTGCCGAGGGACTTGGCAATATCGAGCAGCGACGTATTTGGAGGTGTTCTCATTGGAGAGGGATCAATACGGGAGGATTCTTTGAGATGTCCACTTTCTGAAGGGCCACATTGCCCTGCACGCCCGTCAGGATCGATTCGCCGGTCATTACTTGGAGTTGCAAATCGCACATTCGGACGATGCCGGTGCGGATGATGGTCCCTGTCGCGGTGGAGAAGATCGTGAACGGTGTCATTGTTGGATCGTGAAGTTTGCCGCGAGCGTCACGGACTCGGGATAGCCGCCAACCCAGAGGGCAAAAGTGTGCGCCCCAGCCGTGATTCCCGGTGTGCCGAAAAACGAGAACGATGCCGAGTTGCCGGCGTTGAGATTGCCGCTCGTGTTCCAACCGCATCCGCCGCCGACCGGCGAGCCGTCCATATAGAGCACGACGGCAAAAGTGGAGTTGGTTGACCCGTTGTTCTGCAGCGTTCCCGAGCACTGCACATTAATTAATGTGGGCGTTGTGACCGTCAGCGAAATGCTTGTCGCCGTCATCCCGGTCGGTGTGAGAGTTGCCGTCCCCGACGCAGTTCCCAGCACTGACGATCCGCCGCTTGAGCCGTTGGTGCCGTCCGCAGTGATTGGCACGAGCTGTTGATCAACTAGTGCCGTTGTGCCGCCTGCCAAATACAGGCTGACGCGCACCGAGGCGCTGCCGGCCGTCGGCGCAAAGGTTGTGCTGCTCTCATCCGCCAAAGAGGTGTAGCGCGTCGTCCAGGTTGTTCCATCCGGCGAATCCTCAATGATGAATCGGCCGGAATAGGGCAGCACGGCATCCGTCCCAGTCTGCTGTTTCGCCGTCGGCGTGATGGTCGCCGGCACAAATGCGCTGCCAGTCGTGAGCTTGATCCCACCAAGCGCGAGCATCCAATATCGTGTGGCGCTTTCCCCAACGAATCGGATCGGTGTTGACCACGCTCCGCCAGCGGTGCTCGTCTCGTAATAATGGTCGCCGACTGTAAAAGTGGGATGCCATGCGGTTAGTCCGTCGATGGAATATTGGATGCCATAGCCGAAAGCGACCGGCATTGACCATACCCCGATAGTCGTCCCGTCAGCGGCCTGGTCTGACCAGCTCATCCAAAGCTGATCCGTGCCGGTGGGCGGGAGGTCGTTCCAGCCGGTAGGGATACCGTTGCCGGTTGGCGTCGCGGGAGCCGTTGCCGAGCGAATGAAGACGTTTTCGACGTGGTCAATGCTCGCGGACATTACCGGCGCGGTGGCAGGCGGAAGATTCACACCGCATTCAGGAACAGAAATAGTGTCATCTACCGCCCACGCGGTGAAGCTGACCAGCCGGAAGAATGCAGTCAGGCCCGCGAGCGAAGGAATAAGGCCGTGCCTCCAGGGCATGATGTTCCCGTGAGGCACGATCCAGACGGCAGAGGTGGTCGGCCACGCCTGGGCTGTCGTGCCCAATCGTCCCCTCAAAACGGTGTAATTATAGGTTGCGGCCGGTAGTCCTCCACCGGTGGCGCGGTCGGAGATGGATATAAACTCCATGATCGGATCCCCATCACCGTCGAGCGCAATCCGTCCGTTAACATCGAGCTGGGCGATCAATGCGAGCAATGTGTCGTCTGCAGCCGCTGTCGCGTTGCCGCCGGGCGTATTCGCTGCCAGGCCGGCGTCCGGAGCTGATTCGCCATCGAGCTCGGTGATCGGGACAGTCGTGTCGGTTGCGACGATTGCGGCCTCCAATGCGCAGCGGACGGCGAAACCGGCCTGCTGGCCGAGCTCGCTGAACGGACTTGAGTCATTTATCCCGAAATACGCATAGAATCCGGCGAGATTCGCAGCCGATCGGGTCGTCAGCAATGCAACTGAAAATGGCCAGCCCCAGATCGACGGATCGAGTGGCACGGCCAGCATGTACTGGAGCGGCGCAGAAATTTGCACGACCGGCGTGATCACCGGCCATGTCGGCGTATAGGGCGTCGCCGGCACGAGATTGTCAGTCGTCACCGTCAGTGTGGCTTCGTCCGTCCGATCCTGATCAATCTTATCGACTCGGCAGAGCTGAGCTGCACCGGTGCCTCCAGGCTCCGGATCCGAGTTGATCTTGATCTTGTCGCCAATCGAGATGTCCGCGAGGACAGGCTGCCGGACTATGATCGTCGCTTGCGAAGGAGCTGTGCCGATGCGGCGATTGTATTCGGTTGCCTGGCGATGGGCCTGCTCAATGCGCGTGACATGCTTTCTATCGAGAGTCTTCTGGTCGGTGACCTGCCGGATCTGTGCCGCACGCTCATTGGGCACCAGCACGGTGTTTGTCTGGTATTCGTAGGCGCGATCGATGAACGAGACCAGCAGTTCTGTGGGTACGTCCTTCCAGTCGCCAAGCGGGATGTCCGGCTTCTTTGTCCATGCGTTGGCGTCGAGTATCTTCAGACCGCCCGGGTCGACGCCCCACTCGTAGACGTTGCACGCGAGCAGCCCCTCGTTCGTCCATCGGCAGAAGCCATTGAACGGGTCGAGCAGATCCGAAACGATATCCCGCAGTGCGGTCTGATCAGTGAACAGCGGCGAGCAGAAGGTCGCATCCCGATGATCCTGGTCCTGTGCGCACCAATGGGCGCTTGCCAGCCAGCTCGCGGCGTCGAGTTGCGAAATATCGATCGCTCCACCGCGTTCATCTGTGAGGATCTCAGCCAGCACAGCGATCGGGTTCACCTGGCCGTCGTCCGCGAAATTGTCGATGGCCGACACGATGCTGGTGTCGATCCGCGGCAGCCTGCCTCCGATGATCTGCAGATTGGGAGGCGTGCCGCTGTTCTCTCCAAAGAAAAGGTTCTTCGCTGCGATATAGGCAGTCCCCTTGTATGGGCAGCCGCCGAGCGCAGGGTCAGTGGGCTGTGTCTCTGTGCCGCGGTAGAGTTTGAGGTATCCTCCGGAGCCAACCTTGCTTGGATCCAAGATCGAGCCCGTCAGATCGGTCACGTCCGCGGTCAGGTTAATGGTGCCCTGCCAAAGATAATTCCCGTTGTGGATGATCGCACTGAGCCAGTCGAGCGGCCCCCAACAGATAGCTCCGGCGATTGTGCCGTAGTAATTGAGGCTTTGAGATGCGCCGCCGCTTTTGCCACCGGAGCCCATGGATCACCCTTTCTTTCCGCCGCCTTGCGCTTGTGTTGTCACCTCGTTGGTGGCGGGTGTGATCCACCGCAGCGCAATCACCCGCGTGCCGGCCAGGTAGGGCAACGGGATCGCCTGCTGGTTCGTGGCTATGTTCTCCGACTGGAACGGCGTGAGCTGAATTTCTGCCGGTTGAGAGCTGCTCATGTTTTGATCCTCCAGATCCGATCCATCCGCTGTGCCCATGGAGTCGGGATGCAGACGGCAATTTGGATGCCATGCTCGCCAGCGACGTGCACCATCCGGCCGCCGGAGAGCGCGATCCCAACATGATGCAGCGTGTGGCCAAGACGGAATCCGAGTAGAGCGCCGGGCTCGACGACCTCGATGGCCTCAAACAGCCCAGAGCCATCAACCCATGGAGCGATGAGAGAGCACCCCTGTGCCCGCGCCCAATCCCGATTGCCAGATGGGATCTCCAAAGCGGAAGGCATAAGTCCGGCCGCCTTGTAAATGTCTGCCATCGCGACCTGACAGTGCGACTCACGCCGGCCAACGGCGGCAAGGGCGGCAGATTCAAGCAGAGTGAGTTGAGTGGCGTTCATTTCTTCGCGGAGTTGCTGCTCTGTTGTGGGATCACGAAGTTTGGAGAAATCGCGGGCATCTGATCGAAGCCGCGGAAGTTCGCTTGGTTGTTGAATTTCGCGCAGCCGGAGGGGCGGATTCGATCGCATCCCGGCACGACTGTGACGGCCGCACCGACGCCAAGGGTGCAAGCGCGGTCCAGAGTCAGCACAATGCTTATGCCAGCCATCTGCGCACTGGCGACGATGCCCTCGCGATAAGGGATCCCATTCATCACCCAGCCAAGCCACCCGAGCGCGAACCAATCCTGCGTACCGAATCCGGACGTCACTGAGCCGCCGGTGATCGTCCCGACTGTCACGATATTCCCGGCTACGGCCGTGATCACCGCGTTGAAGGTCCAGTCGCTCAAGGCCAGGCCGCAGCGGGGACGGTAGAGCATTGTGCCGCAGCTGGTCGACATGACCTGCCTGGGGCAGTTGCGGGCAAACAGAGCGTTCGCTCCCAGGGCAGTCTGCTTGACCATCGGTCCGTCAATTTCAGGCGTGCTGAGCTCGCCCTTCCAGACCTGGCGGAAATTCGCAAATGATCCGTTGAGATTGGCCTCGGCGCGGAAGATCGTCACAAAGCCACGGGCGGCGAGATTCCCGGGCAGCCAGTTATCCCATGGGCCTCCTGCGAAATACCGGAAGTTCACCGAGCAGGAATCATCCTCAAGATCGATCGACTGGGTGAGCTTGTCGAAGTCGCAGGCGTTGTAGGCCCATGTCTGCCCATTCGCTACAGCCCCACTCTCCCAATCCGTCAGATACCAGCTCTTGGTCGCGCCGTTGTAGTCGAGATCGAGCTGAAAGAACCAGGCTGGAGCCGGAAGCGCTCCGAGCGTCGTCCCAAGCGTTTCGCCGGAGGGCGGCGCATATTCCGCCGCGACCTCGCGCCACGAAAACTCCGCCTGTGCTTGGATGCCGGCATAGGAGATCGACAGGGTCTCATTCGTGTGCCGTGCGAGAATCGTGCCTCCACTGGTGATGCCAAACGATTCGAGGGATACGAAATGCGCTCCGGAGGCCCCGCCTCTCCGGATCCACCAGGCGATGAATTGGGCCGACTCAATCTTACTGAGCCCGGTGAAGTCTGCGGTGATGACCTGCTCCGGGGTCTGGGGATAAAAGACCGTCGCTTTCATCCGGCCAGGTCCGGTCGCAGTGCGCTCCACGTCATAGACGCCAATGCCCGGTTGCGGGGGGGTGTCGCTCCAATCCGGCAGGAACGGGAAGTTCGGGAATTGGTTGCCGCCGGAGGTGCCGAGTGTATCGGCCGCTAGGATCCCGGCGACGGGCGTCACTGCGTACGCTGCCGGACCGTCCTCCTCGAAATCAAACTGCGCTACGACCAGGGTGCCACTCTGCGACGCCAGGCGTGGAGGCTGTTTGAAGCGGCCGTAAAGCAACGGCGCGACGGCATCGTAACCGGTATAGCTGCCCGGGTTGATCGCCCAGGCCGACCAGTCCCATTTGAAGGCGATCATCAATCCACCGGTCATTGTGGGGGACTCGGCACCTGGCACAAAGAGATGGGGCCAGAGCGGGACAAGGATCGGCTCGTCCTGGGACGCGAGGGACGCGGCGCGCAGCGCAGTGTAGTCGGTCTGTTCGAGGAACGATGACCAGGAAAGCTCGTAACGCGGAAGGATCGCTGTTGGCCGGCGCGTGGACCGGCCCGTCAAACCCCGGTGTTCATCCACCGGCACGGCAATATCGACTTTGATCTCCGCGCCGTCGTTGGGCTCATACGGCAGGAGCCAGCAATTCACTCCGCTGATGGTGGTCGCGATCATCCTTTGCGCATGGCTGAGGCGTGCTGCCGTTGGAACCAGGCTTCGGAGTGCTCCTGCATCTTCCGTGCAAAATCCTTTTCATCCATGAGGATGTAGACCGGCGGAGCCTGTTGGGCTCCGGCTGAACTATTGGCATTGCGGACCGAGCCGCCGGAGGATCCCGCTGCCGGTGCATAGGCCGGCCGCGTGATCGACGGTGAGAAATATTGCGGGCTTGTGAGACCACCGAGTGCAAAGGTTGCAGTGCCGCGGCGTGCTGCTTCAAGCGAAGCGATCATCGGGCCATAGACCGGGTGATTCACCTGCCAGGCGGGAGCCACCCATTCGCCATTGCTGAGAAGCGCCGGCACCTGGTCATCAGTCGGACCTCCGGAGCCGACGATGTGGCCGCCCTCGGCATGGCCGATCTGCGAGACCAGGCGTATCCCGCCCACCAGCGCGGCCGCCATCGCAACGCCTGCCAGAATCGGACCGACGTAAGGAATGCCCGCAAGCGCTGTGAACGCCTCCACGGCGCCGTGGTAGACCGAGGCCAGCGCCTCTTTGATCTTCAGCGCAATTCGGATGATGAAGCCTTGTTCCGCGGACTCCGTCTTCAGCGCCTCGCCGGCGACATGAGTTCCGACCTCGACAGTTTTCAATCCCACGCTTTCGACTGTCTCCGTCGTGCGGACCGTGGTCCGGATTCCAGCTGCGCTTGTGGTGACAACCGTCTTCGTCGTTTCCGTCATCGCATGTCCGGCAATCTCCTGGGCATTAAACAACCGAGAGATCCCCGCCATCACGACGTGCTGCATGGTCCATTTCGCAACCATGTCGGAAGCAGCCTTGATGAAGGACTGGCTAATCGAGCCCGCAACCGTCCAGAACGCCTGACCCAAAGTCTTTGTGCGATTGGCCATGCCTTCGATCGCGGAGCTGAGGCCGCTCTGCATTGAGCTCAGGACGCCCCCCATGGACGATGCGATCGTTTTGGCTGTGAGCTCCCATTCAGACCGAAGTTTCGTCAGAGTATCTGTCCAGTTCGCCGCGAAATTGTTTGGATCCGGTCCGAGCTGGGCGTCCTGTTTTTTAATGCCTTTTTCGCCATTGTTCCCCTCATCGAGCGCCTTTGTGTCGATTGCTGCCGTAGGCTTGTCGCCCTTTGCCGTCGCATCGTCTGCCTCCTTCTTTAGGTGCGCGAGATACGCGTCATATAGGACAAGGGTGTCGGCGATAATCTGTTTTTTCTTCGCCCATTTCTCGTTCGCACTAAGTGCGTAATTGTTCTCGACGGCGTCCAGATCCTCCTGCTTGGCCGTAATGGCCGCCATCAGCGCCTCTTTGTCCTGCTGGACTTTAAGGCCGGCTTTATGCGCATCCGCTTCGGCCTGCGCCGCATTTGCTGCCTGGTAGGCCAACGCCAAAGCTTGGCCGGGATCAGCGCCCGCGCCGATCGCGGCTCGGCCCGCCTGGATGCCAGCCAACTGCGCCTTCAGCGCCGATTCCTGATCAGTTTTCCCAGCCGCGTGCGCTTCGTTGATTTTGATCTGTAGGCTGAGCTCGTAGATTTTGGCGGCGTGCTCCTCCTGCTTTTTCTTCTCGTCGGTAGTCTTCTTCTCCTCCTCGGTGATCTGTTTGTCGATCGCATCGACCGCCAGCTTTACCCCGAGGTGTTTCGCTTCGGCATCCGCCGCATCAAGGCCGGTGTCCGGAGTTTGCCCTTTCGCAACCGCGGCCTTCCGATCTTCCTGCAGCATTGCAAGTTTCTTCTGGTGGTCTTGCTCGGCTTCTTCGGCTGCTTGGCGTGCCTCGCCGTGGAGTTTCGCAAGGGACTCCCCCAAGTTTTTGTACTGGGCGTTTGCCCTCGTCGCGGCGACGTCGTCAATAAGGCCCTGCTTGACCGGTGTCTCAATGTCGCGGCGCAAACCCTTCACCGTATCGCGGAGCTGCGTCATCTCCGCCATCTCGGCTTCCGACATTGGCGCGACAAGAGGAGGAGCCTTCGCTCCGGCGTCGCCTCCAAATTCAGCAGGAGTCGGCCCAGAACTTAGGGATGCGGACAGTATATCCGAAAGGCTCGCGCCCTTTAATTTGGCCGGGTCTAGCGGATTATTGGCAGCGTCGATCGCTTTCTGCTTCGCGTCGAGCTCGGCAAGCCGGTCCTCCGCCTTTTTCAAGTCTGCGGCTATACCAGCCTTCACGGTGGTTTCTTCGGCCCTACTTCCGACGCCTTTTATCGACTCCCTTGCATGCTCCAGTGGCGTGTACGCTCCCATGCGAGCATTCTGCACGTTGTCGTTGTGCTCCCGTAGCCCTTCTGCAATCGCGGCAATGATTGCACCACCCACCGCGACTACTATCAGCGCCGGCAGAGCGACGGAGAAGAAAGAGGTGAGTCCACCGGTCAGCGGTAGGATAAATCGCTCGGCGAAAGATGTGGCGGCGGAGCTCGTGCTGGGGTTAGTAGCCCAGGCCATGACCACGGTGTTGAGCTTGCTCGCCAGGCTGGAGGTAAGCCCAGCTGCCAACGCAATCGCTCCTCCACTCCCCAGCGCGGACCCGAGCGGGGCCAAATTCAGTCCTTTGATGAGATCGCCGATCTTGCTCAGCACAGGGAGCAGCTGCTCCAGGGCGACCGCCCACATCTCCTTCAGGCGGTCTTTCATCAGGCTGAGCTTATTCTCCACGTCATGGAACTTTGGCGCCAGGTCCTGCATGCGCTCAGCGTAGCGGCCAACATCATCTCCAGCCTCGGTGAGAAGGCCCGCCTTGGTGAGGAGCATGAGCATCTGTCCGCCTTCGCGGCCAAACAGGTCCATCGCGATCGCCGCCCGCTGAGCCGGGTCGTGGATTCTTTGGAAGCCATCCGCCAACTTCTTGAGCTGTTCGTCGAAGCCCAGACCCTGCAGCTGTTCCGGCGTAAGCCCAAGTGCGGCAAATGCGCCCTTCGTATTCTTGCCCATTTCGTTGACGCCGCTAATAGCCTTCTGCAGCCGATTGACCATGATTCCCATCATGTCGGCTCCAATGCCGGAGGTCTCGAATGCCCGCTGCATCACAACCAGGCTCTCAACGGTCTCGCCCGTGCGCGCAGCGAGGATCGTCATCGCCGAGCCCACCTCCATCGCGCTTTTGAGTCCTTCCATCGACGCGCCAAGCGTGCCGGCGACCCCGGCCAACCGCATCAATTCACCGCCGAGCTCTCCAGACTTTTCCATGATGTTCTCCATGGAGCCGGTCACAGCCTCGGCTCCAGCGACGGAGAACATGATTTCGAAGAGATTGCTCATCTAGATTCGGTTCCAGCCCTGCTTGCTGCGGCGCTCGTTGGTCTTTCGCACGAACAGGTCGAGATCCAGCAGCGTGCAATGGTCGAGATAGGCGGGGTCATAGCCGGCATCGATCAGGTAGGAGTACAGGTCCCCCATCAGCTCGTCGTCGATGTCTGCGTCTTCTTTGCCGGCATTAGGGCCGCGACGGCCGCGCCTATGCCGGCGAAGGAGTTTTTTATTTCATCGTCGAGATTCACCTCCAGGGCGACACGGAGCACTTCGCTGGCGACAAGCCCATCGAGCGCGTCGAGTTGTTCCGCCGTGAGATCCGTGGCGCTTGTGACCAGGAAGGCACTGAGCACATCCGACTGGGCAATGAGCTCCGGGAGCTGGGAGACGATCGCCAGCTTTTGGTTCTCGGCCAGACCGGAGGACATGGCGCCCTTGATGAAATCGGTGTAGGCATTGCCGAACAGCTTCAAGAACTGGCGGGTGGCCTTCCAGCGCATGCGCCGGACTTCGATGTGGGGAGAGCCCTCGAATTTCACGAGGGCAGTTTTCTGTTTGATGGTATCCATGGGGGTCGATTTTGGCTTTGCTATTCAGGATTGTTGACCAGGCCGCGCCAGCTCAGGAGCTGGCAACGACGGCGTCCTTGGTCCACTGGATGTCGCCGGTCTTGAGCGACTCGATCTTGATGGTGGCGTCGGAGAACTTGCCGTCGCCGTGCGTGACCTTGCCGTCGCGAGTGACCAGGCAGGGGAAGTCGGCCTCGCTTATCATTGCGATCGTGCCGGTATTATCCAACACGTCGGGAACGAACAGACTGCAGGTGGCGTTCACGGCCCCGATCGTTGCGCCGTTGAAAATACTCATCAGGCGTTTCACCTCCTGCAGGTCAAAGGTGTAGACCTCGTAGCCCTTGGTCCGCACAGCGCGGGCCTTGCGCACCACGCCGTCCAGGCCTGGACGCTCCAGGTATTTGATCTCCTGGGTGGGATTGTCTTCGAGCTTCGTGGCCTCGAAAACGAGCGTGACCGGAACGGTCGTTCCGATCTTCAGTTGGATAATGCTCAGCCCATTCATAATGGACTCAGCGGCATCGAAGGGTGATCTTGGCAGTACTGTTGACATGTGAGGATTGCGCCTGGTGGCGCGGGTTGGGATTTGGTTTTGGATTACGAGTTGGTCTGCGAAAACGCCGGAGACCAGGTGAAGTCCGTCGCGACGATCAGCACGCGGCAGAAAGAGCCATCGGTGTTCTCGCGCAGTTCATGGCGCTTGAAAGTGAAGAGGCTCGATTTCTGGATGGTGGGATCGGTCGGCGCGCCATGGATGAGTGGCACAATCGTGTCGATGACAGCCACGGTCGTGAGGCCCTGCGGGTCATCGAGCAGGCCGCGGTGAACGACGACTTCAAATTCCTCTTCGGAAAGCGCGCGGCCGCGCAGCTGCTGGCCTTTGGATTGCCCGCTGGATGGCATGACCACGATCGCAAGCGACTGAGTCTGCAGGGCGTTCTCAACCTCGCTGGCCAGGTTGCCCTTGTCTTCGACCAGCACCGGGTAACCGGCGAGGACGGGAGCGGATGCGATCAGATCGCGCAGGCGGTTTTGGATGGCCTGGAGCATGGCTAGAAGTTGAACGTCTCAGGCGAGCCTGGCGTCGTGCCCGCTCCTGGAAATTGTCCCCAAGCTCCGCCGGCGGTGGGGCGCTGGACCTGCGTCGGCGGCTGCACGAAGAAGCGGCCGGCCGCCACGTCCTTGAGCCGACCAATCGCATCCTCGTATTCTTTGCGCCTCGCCTCAGTGAGCAGCATCGTTGCGGCACGACCGGCGGCCACGCGCGTGAGCAGATGCCACCGTGCGATTGCGAGCGCTGTGGACTTGAGCTCCGAAGGCAAGGTGCCCGGATCGCCGACGATCCCGTTGGCCCGAGCCGCGACGTAGCCGCGCACTTCCTCGGTTGTGTCGGCGAGCGCGGCCGCGACCGGATCGGCGGCTCCGGAGGCGAGCGAATAGCCCGACAGCGCAGCGACCTCCTGGGCGAGGAGCGTCGCAGCCAGATCGGCAGATATGAGTGTGATCCAGGACATGGTCAGTGGGCGGCTTGAGTGGAAAGGACTTTGTGCGTGCGCTCTCCCGCGCGATTCGAGCGCCAGAAATAGGTGTAGAGAAATTCCGGGAGGAACTCCTCGCTCTTGATCAGCGGCCTTAGGCGCTCCGCAAAGTCAGTGTCCTCCTGGAAATCCACCGCATTGAATCCGACCTTGAGCGCGAGCTCGCGACGGATCGGTGTGACATGATACGGGAATCGCCGGTAGGTCTTGATTCCGTCAAGGAAGACGAAGTCCCGGTTCACCGGATTCGTGATGGAATATTTGCAGTCGGCTTCGAAAATGCCATCGCAGTACCGCTTTGAAAAATAAGTGACGGCGTCCGCATGCGGATTGCGCAGGATGGCGCCGAGCACTTTCGCGATATAGTCCGGAGCGACCAGGTCGTCATCATCGACAAAAACCACGAAGTCCCCCTTGGCCTGGTCAAGCAGCCGCTGGCGCTTCTTCCCGATGCTCTCCTGGCCGTCGTCGGCCGCCAGGAGGAACTCGACTCGCTCGGTCCATTGCGGCGCGAGGCAGGCAATCAGCCGGTCCAGGTAGCTTTTCCGGCTGAAGATTGAGCAGACGCAGATGGAGAGCAGCGTCCTGGTCCGCACCCATTTTTCCTCAAAGCGTTTCCGGTTGGCCTCCAGGATCGCGCGGTAGTTGGCCTGGCGTGTGAAGGTTGTAAGCTCGGCCTTGTGGTCGACAACGCAGTTGCCGCAGACCCCAAGCGAAAGCCCTGCGAGCGCGGCGCGGCGGCAATAATCGTTGTCCTCCCAGTTGCCTCCTTCGAACCGCTCGTCGAGCGTGCCGATCGCATCGATCGTCGCCCGCGAAATATACACGCATACGAACGCGAGGAAGCTCGCCTCAGTAACGTTGTAGGGTTGCGACGCCTGCTGCCGGGGATTGCAGCAACGCCCGTTGATTGTGGCGCTGACAATGCCGAAGGCGGCACTGGCCGACTGCAGACGATCGAACCCGCAGAAGCTCGTCAGCTGCGCATCGTCGTTGCAGAGGATGACATCATCGGAGCCTGCGGCCGCGATCCCGAGGTTGACGTTGCGCGCATAACAAAACGGCTGCACACCCTCGATCCATTCGATGCCGGCCACCATCGCTCGATCCGCCGGACAGATGCCATCGCCCACGACGATGATGCGCAGATCAGGCTGGTGCCGCCGCATTGCAGTCACGCAGGCGACGACGTTGGCGATCTTGGCCGATGGAATGATGACGGTGTAAGACATGGCTGAATGAGGCAGAGGCTTCAAAGAGCCGCCCGGCAGGGCGCCAGGCAGCTCGGGAAAACTCCGCGGGAGATCAGGATCCGCCGCTCGCAGTGGCGCTGGAGACCAGGCGCTGCATGGAGGGAGCCTGGCCGACGGCCTGGCCGCGCATGTAAGCAGCGCGCCAGTTGGCGGTGCCGGCGCGGTGGTCCAGGTACTTCACGAGCATCATGGAGAAGCCCGTGTCCGGATTGGTGACCTGCTCGATGATCGCCGTCGCGGGCACGTCGCCCATCGCCTGCGTGTAATCGTTGGGCAACCGGGCGGCGACCGCCAGGCAGTCGGGCGTACCGCAGAAGCCGATCAGGTTTTCGCCCGTCGGGATGTTGCCGACCTGGTAGGGTTGGAACCCCGCGACCGGAGGCAGCACGTTCTGGGTCAGCAGTCCCTTGAACTCGGCCTGGAAGGCGGCCATCTGGACGATCGAGGAATCCTTGCCCAGGGCATGGAAGGCCGAGCCGTTCAGCATGGCAAAGCGGCTGGCAGACGGCACACCGCGGCCAAGGAAGGCTTCGTCGACCGTCTGCAGCGTATCGCGGCAGAAGCTCGAAGCGGCGATCGCCGTCTCATGCGGGAAGTGCGCCACCGTCACCAGCGACATGATCGCATCCCAGAAATCCTTCGCGACCGCGTAGAATGCGCCTTCAACCTGTTCGCCGAACAGATCGCGCTTCGTCTCGGCCAGTTCGTTCGCGTTGAACGAAATCGGCACGAACTGGTGGGCGTTGATCACGATCGGCACATCGATCGTGGTCGAGCTCGCGCCCGCGGCCAGGTCGTAGCCGCCGGCGGTCGGATCGTAGCTCTGCACAGTCGGAACGGTCCGCAGGCGGGTCATGACCGTCTGACCGAAAGAGATCGGGTTGTCCGAGAAATCGGTCGTGATGGCGAAGAGCGCCGGGAAGCGCAGCTTGAGCAGCGTCAGGGACCGCTGCAGGATCAAGTTTCCGGCGAGCGAGCCCAGCGAATTGGCCGCAAGCAGCGGCAAGAGCTGGAAGGCCGGATCGGCAAAAAGATTCCGGATGTCCTTCGCGTAAATCGCCGCGCATTCCTGGGCATGCACCTTGGTCGCACCGCACTTGGCCTTGTAGGCGCGGAGGACTTCGAGGACACCGTCCTTCACCTCGAACACGCCAGGTTGCGTGACGCGGGTGAGCACGGTCGCGCCGGGCAGCGCGGCCAGGAGTTCGGCATGCTTCGGATCAGCCTCGATGAGACCGGTCCATTTCGCCTGCAACGCTTCGTCCTTGGGAGGCAGCGCCCCGCGGGCGACCGCTGCATTGACCAGGGCCTTGGCGTCGTCCTTGCGGCGCTGGGCGTCCTTGGCCTTGAGGGTTTCGAGCTCGGCCTCCTTTGCCTTGAGGCTCTGGAGTTCGGCGAGCTGGGCCTTGAGCGCGACGCCTTCGGCGCCGGCGGTCGGCAGTTTGTCGACGTGCTTCGCCACGAGGGCGGTGAGTTGATCGTCGGTCGCATCGGCGGGTACAGGAACCGCCAGCGCGGCCAGGATCTTGATGAGCGTTTCTTTGTTCATGACTGGATTCTGGTTGATGTTCCGGGGACCGCCGGATGCGGGATTGGTGGTTTCGGCGCCGGCCAATCGGGCGGCGATTAGCGCCGGCATTGCGGCGCCGAAAGCGGGAGCGTTCACCAGGCCGCCGGCGGCATGGCCGGCGGGCAGCCGGGTAACGCGCCTGGTCTTCGGGTTGACGAAGAAGGCAGGGGAAAAGGAATAGTAGACTTTGCCGCGCAGGAGCTCCTGACCGAGCGAGGTCCATTCGACCTTGGCCATGATGCCTTGCGCCGGATCCCAGCGGAAGCCGGTCACCCATGCAGTGGCCTCCTCATCCTTGTGATCCTTGTCGAGGTAGACGCGCTGGCCCTTGCCGAGGATGGCCGCAAAGGAGGCCGCGATCAGGTTGCCGCCGGCTTCATCGCATAAGACGGTGGCATCGACGGGCGCGCCCGCTCCGGTGAAACAGCTGATCTCATGGGTCCCGGCCGGCATCCAAACGATTTCCCCTGGCAGATCAGCGGTGGCGTCGGTAGGCAGCGCGAGCGGCATGGCGGCAGCCAGGGCGATCAATTCCGGATCGGAGGAGGCAGCGAGAAGGAAGAAAAGTTTTCTGCTCATTTGGATCTTTGTTTGGTGGAAGGAAGTTTGGAGTAGCTGTGTGCGGCGCCGGCGATCATCGCCTCGCTGAGGCCTGCCTCCAGGGCGTCTGCCAGTTCGGACGCGCCAATCATCGTCGGGGCGAGGGCGTCGAGCTTGGCGATGAAGGCTTCCAATTCGCCGACCACGTCCAGATTGCCCGCCTCGATGGCAGCCAGGAGCGGTTGGGCAGCCTTGCGCAGCGGAGCCATGTCGTGGGCATGAGCCAGGGCGAGGGCCTTGGCCGTGGCCTCCGGCATCTGGTAGTTGCCTGGGATTGCGGCGGACCCGGCGGGCTGAGCGGCGGCGCGGGCATTTAACGCGTCGCTACGAGGTACGGCGGAGCGCGGCGAATCAACGATAAGGCCGTTCGCCGTCGTTGTGGCTATGTCAGTACCCCCCGAACCGTCCTGGGCGGTTTGCGGGGCTGCGCTGGCATCGGACCCCGAGGGGCCTTTGCCCCCCGGGGATGACCCCGACAATCCTGGCAGCGACCCGCCTTTCGGCGGGAAGTCAGAAGGTGAAGGTTGGCCGCCGATCGTTTCGTCGCCTTCTTCAGGCAAAGGAAGACCGTGCCTCTCATAGAAATCCGAAGCCACGAAGCGCACGCCCTGGATGGCGGCGAGGATTGAATCACGCGTCGCGAGCTGCACGGGATCCGGATCGCCGGCGAGGTCAGGCACGACCGTCGGCGTCTCAGAGACATCTCCCCAGTTCCATCGGAGGATGGCTGGGACGAGCTGGTAGTTGAGCAGATTGGCGCACCATTGCGCGGCGGAATGGAGCACTTCCCGGCGGACCTCGCCCTGTAATTGGGCCTGGCCGCCACCATTGAGCCCCTGCGAATGCTGGGCGCCGGAGCCCTCCTGCCCGAGGATGAGCAGGTCGCAAGCCTTGTCCGCCAGCTGCTGGATGAGGATCTGAGGATTGTCCTGGGAGCGGGTAACGGCGTCTTTGAAATCGAGCGTCGTGCCGGCAGGGAATGCCGCATATCCGGCCGTAGCCATCTGCTGCAGCATCTGCGTCAGTGTGCCGAGCAGTTCCGGACGGCTGGGATCATAGGTCGCCCAGCGGAACGGAACGCCGAAGATCTGCGCCGTGGCGAGCAACCATTCCCATCCAAAAGTGATACCAACCCAGTAGGGAGCCAGAGCGCGCAGCAATGCGGTGGCGCCCGGAGCGCCGGAGCGCGCCTGCCAGATCCCGCACCAAAACTGCCCTTCCGGGAAAGGCTGCCATGAGGTGCTGGTGGGCGTCGGCGTCCAGACCGTGGATCCGGAGCCCAGCAGTCCAAGCTCTGTGCCGTCCGGACTCCACCCATAGCGTCGCGGCGAAAGCATGTGAGCGCAGCGCGGCAGGATACCCTCCGGGGTCTGCGACCAGCCAACCTCGTTGACCGCGATGCCTTTGCCATAGGCGTCAAGGACGTGGTAGAGCGCATCTTCGAATCCCAGTTCGAGCGTGCCGGGCCGCGGCCGCCAATTCTTGAGCGCCGCTTCCACCAGGTCAGCCTTCTCTTTTGCGCTATCGGTGGGCTTCCCTCCCCCCGTGACATGGGGTTGCACCGTGTACTTCGCTCGCGAGGCATTACTGCGGACCTCCGCAAGGTTCTTCAGCAGCCGCGGCCAGGTGTCCTCCATGAGGGCGAACAGCTCATATTGATCGGTCAGAGAGCCCTGGGCGGCATTCTGTAGCACCCAGCGGATCTGCGATGGATCGAGCCGGCGATTCGCCCAGAACATCGGGGCGAAGTCGGAGACCTTCGGCTGGACAAGATCCTGGCGTGGAGCCGCCGTGGGCCTCTTCGCGGGAATCACCGGAGGGGCCTCGCCCGGTTCCGCGGCCATGACCATTAGGTCGGGCGGCATTACTTCCAGGCTTTGGCCCTGTGACTTCTTGAAGATGGATAGAGGGAGTTTCATCGGGGGTCAGGCGAAGTGAGTGATGATGGGGCGCTGAATGATCGGCATGCCGGGGCGCGCGGTGCCCATGCGGACCATCTGCAGGGTCTCCGCGGTAAAGGCGCCGGAGTTCGGCCGCTGGCTTGCGCGGATCGCCAGGGCGAGCGCCCAGAAGTGATCGGCATGTCCTGCCTCATCGCGCTCGGCGGCGATTGACACGCGGCCGGACGGCGAGACCAGGCGCTCGGGCTTGCGCAGATCATCGCGCAGCTCGGGATCGGACGGGATCTCAATGCGGCGATCTTCAAAGACGCCCAGCAGTTCGGTCGCCATGATCTCCGTCACCCGGGCAGTCTCCGCCTTGCGGCCGTCGGATATGAGGCGCTGAGTGAGGGGCTCAGTCGTGGAGAAATCAACGCCGCCGATATCCCGGCCGGCGTGCGCGTCCTGGGCGTATTCGACGAGGCCAAGACCGAGACCGGTCATATCGATCCGGGCGGAGCGGAAGCGGGGAAGTTTGACGATGCGATCGAGCTGCCTCTGCTGCGCAGGCAATCGCATGTTCTCCATTCGCAGCATGGCGACCACGCGGTAACCTTGGCCGATCTTTTCGATGACAGCCTGGACTGAGCGGTCGCGACGGCGGCCGACGTCCTGACCGAGGAACAGGTCGCCGATCGTCTGCGTGCGCAGCCGCTCGATCGTCGCCTCGGACCATTCCTGCAGTTCGATGACAATGCCCTCGCGCTCCGCGGAGCTGATGAGCTCCTGGGTGAGCAGCGCCGAGGCTTCGTCGTTGAACTCGCATTCGTAGTTCTGATCGTAGGCGCGCTTGTCGCTCGCTTCGGCGCGGGCCTGATCCGGCGTGATCTCTTTGCCAGTGACGATCGAATAGATGTGCAGTTCACCGCGGCGCCAGGCGTCTGACCTGCGGAGGCGGTAATATGGAATCCGCCCTTCCGCGATGAGCTGGTAAAACATGTTTCTCCGGCCGTTGCCTGTGCTGGAGATCCGGCATAGAAATTCCGGATTGGCTGAGATGATCGGCTCGGCTGCCTCCCAGATGGCCCGGCTGTCCTGGTGAAACGCGAACTCATCGAGAATCAGATCGCCGGAGAAGCCGCGAGCAGTCCGGGGATTGGCGGCCAGCACAATGATGCGACCGAGCTTGCCGCCGATCTCCAGGCGGACCTCGAAGCGCATGAGCTCTAATTTGGCGTCCTCGGAAATATCGTTGCGCCGATCGAGCTCCTCCCTGTTGCCGTCCTCGACGAAGGCCTTCTGCAGCTTGTGGCAGACCTCATGGACCTTGAGAACGAACTCGCCACCGTTGGAGCGGGAGTTCGAGAGGACAGTGACGAGCCAGGCGTCGTGAGTCTGCAGCTGGCGCAGGAGCCGGTTAACGGCCCAGCCGGCCAAGGTCGTGCTCTTGCCGATCTGGCGCGACCAGTGCAAGAGCGCAGTCTTTGCCGTGTGATCGTGCACCACGGGCAGCTGGTAGCCGCGGTAGTGCATCATTGGCTCCGGGACAGCGCCGGCGAGCGTCGCCACGGCCGCGATCACAGCGGCGGTCTGGCGAACCTTGCGCACACTCTTGGAAGCGGCCGTCATGACTTCGCTCCCTTCCGCTGATCAACGTCCGCGAGCGATGGAACATTCTCAGGCATGCCGAAGACGCGTTGCCGTACGCGTTCAAGTCTGGCGTCGTCATCGAGGCCGGGCTCGCGCATGATCTCCTGCAACTCGGCAAGTTGCCCCATGACTAGCTTCAGAAACTTCTCCTGGTCCAGGTGCAGGCGCTCGCGATCGAGTTCGAACTTCTGCTGATCGAGATCGAGCTTTCGCTCGATGAGCTCGTTCTTCTGCAGTACCGCGATGTCTTTTGGCGTCAACTCTTCGAGGGTTGCCAGGAACTTGGCGTGGCCGAGCGCCGTGCGAGCCTGCAGGTCGTAATCAGCCGGACAGTTGGCCTGGGCGATGAGAGCGGACTCCTTCGCGGCCGCGAAACGGCGCTCAACCTTTGCGCCCTGGTACCATGCGGAGATCGCCTGCGTGCTTGGGCGGCGACCACCCCATTCCGCCTTGGTCCATTCGGCGACCTTGGAGGCGGCCTCCGGCAATCCAAGCCCGCCGGCGAGCGCAATGAAGAGATCGTCGCGCTGGGAGGCCGTGAGGCGGGCCGCAAAACTGTCGGAGCGCAGCTTCATGGATGGGCCGCAGAGGACGCTTGGGAGCGCGGTGTGAGAGGGAATGAGACGCGGGGATCGCGCAGCGCCGAGATCGCGAGGCCAAGCAGCACCGAGTCGATTACGAGAATCGCCAGGGCTAGCCAAAGCAGCTGTCTATCGCGCGGAGCGGTCATCAGCGGAATCGTCTCTGCGCTTCTGTGCGACCCTCGGCCGTGAGGCACCAAAGAGGATCGCCATCGTCATTGCGCGACTGGACGGCATAGCGGCGCTCTGCGAGACGCCCAAGGGCCTCGGTGAGCTCGCCGTTGCCGATTGGTCTATTACCGAGTTTTTCGGACAACTGCGTTCGCAAGGCCGGCTCGGTGATAGGCCAGGGGTCAGACAAATGCAGCATCTGGAGGACTTCGGTCGAGGAGATCATGGAATGCAGGGCTTCCCGAGTGTGCAGGGTAGGCGTTTGAGTTCTCCCTCAACCCGGGAAATCCCTGAGAGCAGGAGATTGATCCGCTCATGCGTATGGCTCGCCCGCTCTTCGCTTTTCTCATCCAGTTTCGCCAACGCTTTCGTCAGCATTTGCAGGCGTTCGGCATCCTGGTGTTCGAGGCGTTCGACGCGGCCCTCGATAATCTTGAGCTCTTCATGGGTCGCCATGCGCACGACCTGCCGGGTTTCGAGCGGCTGCTGAATGGCGACCTGTTGCGCCTCATCATTCTGCTGGAGCTGGGCCTTGAGCTCCTTGGCGAGATCGCTTTTGAATTGCCGCAGGACCAGGAATGCACCGGCGAGCACAATCAACCCAAGAAAGGCGAAGCCAATGAGAGTTGCTCCCTGGCTGGAAAAAAGACTTTCGGGGATCATTTTAGGGATGTTCTCAGAGGACGTTGGCCTGGCGGAGCGCGGCTTCGGCCCGCTCGGCGGTGCCGTCGGCAACGGTGATCCATTCCGACTTTATCTGCTGCGCCTTGGCGGCGAGCTGAGGGGCTTCCGTCGCGATCAGTTGCCCAAGATGGTGTGTCGCTGCGGATGCGTCGCGGGCCAGCCCTTCGGCGTCGGCCTTTGCCTTGGCGGCGAACGGAGCAAGAATCGCGTGCGCGGCCGTCACGATCGGCTTTAACGCAGGGCATGCCATCTCCAGGAGCGGGAGAACGTAGGCAATCGCCAAGTAGGCGATACCAATGTAGAGCGCCCAGCGGATCACCATGTCGGCCGCTTCACCCAGGGCGTTCTTCTCTGAAAGCGTTTGAGTGAGCTGCTCCTGCAGGGTCTTCTTTTCCCCTGCGAGTTTGTCGGCCTGCCCCCGGGCCGCGGTGGCCCGATCGAGCTCCCCACGCTCGCGGCTCGCGGACTGGCGCAAGGCTTCATCGGCGATGGAGAGAGCTTTGTCCGCGGCTGCGCGGCGATCTTCGGAAGCGCTGGTAGCATCGCGGACCAGCTGCGACACCCATGCCTTTTGCTCCGCAGTGAGCGGACCAGCAGCCTGGGCGAGAGCGCCAGCGGCCTTGTCGTTCCACTTTCCAGCAAGTTGTATGGCTGGGTCAGCCTGCGCTTCCGGAGCGGCGGCGTTGATCGCCTGGCCGGTTGCCTCGACGAATTGCTGACCCTGCTTGGTCTGCGCGAGTTGTTCGGCATGCGCGTTCTTCTCGGCGTCGCGAGCAGTGGACGCCGCGGCGTCCAATTTCGCCTGAGTGCCATCGACTGCCTGGACCTGGGCGGTGATCGTCGACGCGCTTGGGCCGGTCGAGAAAAGATGGAAGTGAGAGGCTTTCCAAACAGCGCCGCCTACCGCGACGGCACCGGCGATCAGGAGAACAAGGGCGATCTGAATAGCGCCGCGGCGCGGATGCGCAATGGGGTGTAGTGCTACCATGCGCCCAGTGTGGGCGCGCCAATCGCGGAACTTGAAGCCCGCCGATTGTCAGTGAGTGTCAGTCAGTGACAGAGATCGTCGGTCATGGTCGATTTTTGGGCTTTTTCGCCGAAGGGCTGAAAGCCGGGATGCAAAACCCACCAAGTCCAAGCGTTGGACGGCAAGATGTAGCGGCACCGGATAGACTGCGGGCATTTTTCGATGACTGCGCGGGCGTAGCGGTAGCTTATCCCCACGCCCTGCGCTGCGAAAAAGTCGACAAGCTCCTTCGCCATGACGAGCTGCTCAGGAGGTGCCTTGAGATTGGTCGTCATGCTACTTGCCTTGATTCAAAATCCTCCCGACCTCTTGCTCCGCCCTCGCTTCCAGGGCCGCTCGGAGCTGATCTACTGGCGGCAGCGCTCGCGGATCCGGCGGCTGTGTGACAGAGGGCACGAGCCGCCAGTAGACGCGCAGGGCCTGTCCATCTTTTGCCGCAAGGTACATCCGGCCGCCGCTCATCTTTTTGAAGAACAATCCCGGGATATAGTTGCCCCGCGGCATCTTGCCATACACTTCGGCGCGCAGGGGAATAGCCAGCAGCCGGCGGCCGGGGCCTGGCCGGATCGTGCCACCGGTAACCTTGAAGCGAAACTTTGCCGAATCGATGCCGACCACGGCGCGATCGGCCGTCGCCGAGCGTAGCTGCGTCTTATCCCTCGCCTCTTTGTTCCAGAATCCCTGCGGGGGGAATCCCTGCTTGTTCCCCTCGGCATCGCGCTTGGCAAAATGTGCCTTGAGCTGTTTCTCCAGCTCCTTGCCCAGGCGCTGCATCAAAGCCTGACGCTGGGTCGCAGAGAGCGCCTGCACCATCCGCTTCAGCTTGGGTGTGGCCAGGTCTCGGATCTGGATGACGGGAGTGAACATCAGCGTTTCTTGCCTTCCGAGGGTTTCGGCTTCGGCGGTGCAGGCACACCGCGTTTGCGCAGCTCGTCAGCTGCCTTCTTCGGCAGTCCGTACTCCCAATCCATCTGCGCATCCAGTTCAGCCCACGTCGGTTTCTTTTTCATCGCTTCACCTCATAGAAGAACTTCTGGCCGGTCGCTGCAACCCAGTCCGCCAACCGTGCCTGCGCCACCTGGTCCGCGGTGTCGGCCGGCGCGAAGAAGCCGGCGACAACCCTGTGCTTGGCGTCATAGATCGCCACAGGCACATTCCCCTCGGCAAACATGGTCTCCGTGCCGTAGCCAAGCAGTTCGCCGCCGGCACCGCCAATCAGGCGCGTTTCAATCTCATGCCGACTGAACGGACTGTCGAAACGTCGGGCGAAGACATGACCCTCGCGTGTCCAAATATCCATCGAGTCACCGGCGTTGCTCCGCAGCCAGGCCGTCATCTCACCAGCCAGCTCGTCGCCAACGTGCTCGTGATATACGGGCTTGGTCCCAGCCTGGACCGCGTTCACTTCCACCGCCGCAGATTCGCTCACAGCCGAGGGGACCGTCTCCGGTACGGAGTCCGTCAATTCCTTCCAGAGCGCAGAGACGCTCGCCGATCCAGCGGGGATTTCATCCGCAGCCTTGGCTTCGGAATTGGACTTCCATTGAGCCGTATCTCCTTCGAAAGAGATCTGATCCCCGAAGGCTTGGTATAAGGAATCGCGCATCTCCGGCGCGATTCCTTTGACGCTGGCCTGCAGGCCCTCGTTCCAGTCCTGCTGCTGCTTCGCAGAGGCATCGCGGAGCTGTTGCAGGCGCGCCGCGGGAGACTGATTCTTATCGAGCAATCCGAGCGCTTCGGCCTCGGAACGGTCCCCGTCTTCCAAGCCCATTCCAGAGCCGTAGTCGAAGGGCGGCCAGGGCCGGCCAAAGCGTGAGAGCGCAGCCCAGATCGGGCTGGTCTTCAGAGCAACAAGCTCGGTCTTGCTCGCGCCCACCCAATTCACAGACGCGCCAGCTTCTCCCCAGCGCTCGTACCAGTCGCGAGGAACACGGCGCGATTCGACACGGCTCAGGCGGTATGCAGGGAAAGCGTCGAGCAGGTTCGGATCCATGTCGGCTTTGCGGGCAGCGAACCCATGCGCGTCCTGCATCTGGAAATTCCAGATGAGCTCCAGGCGTCGGACGGATGTGATATCGGTCAGATCACCTGAGTCTCCCGGCGCCGCGCCCAGCAGATTGCGCATGTCAGCCACAAATCGCGAGTGATCCATGCCCGTGCCGCCCGGGCGCGATTGGTCGAGCCCCTGGACGACTTTGTCGCGCATCGCGGAGAGGATCCGCGCATCCGTGAGACCTGCCGTCCAGAATGCCCGCTCCTTCAGCGCCAGCGGCATTCCCTCCCAATCGTCCGAGCGCAGCGCCGATCCGATCGGCGTCTTGCTGCTGAACCGGTCGACGGCCTCAGTCCAGGGCGATGTGGTCAAGTCTATGGAGTCGTCACTCATTGGAATGCCAGTTCCGCCTGGTGGGGTGTGGCCGCTTCGCGCCGTGCGGCATAATATTCGATCAGCTCGGCATCAGTGCGCGCGCGGTAGACGCCGCCTGCTGGATTGCGGCCGATGCATTCGACGAAGCCGAGTTGTGCCAGCTCGCAGACGCGCGGTCGCACGGCGAGCACGCTCCAACCCATGATGCCGGAGAGAGCGGCCGTGTCGCATGGGCCATGGGCAATCAGAGCGCCGAGCACGGCGGCGCGCCGCCCCGAGAGATTATCCCGGAGGGCGCGCCATGTATCGTTGCGAATGTCAGTCGGCAGCATCGCTAGACGGGCACCGCAGAACTGTGATCGAAGTCGAGCTGGGCCTGGCCACGCATGACCTGGTCAGCAACCGGAGCAGTGATCGCCTTCCGGCGGCGGCGGATCTCCGCGATGTAGAGGAATTTTTCCTCGGCGGCGGCGAGGGCCATGGCATCCGGCTCGCGGAACTCGTGCCCCAACTCGCGAAGCGCGGCCGCGATGTGCTCTGGCGGCCATGTCCGCACTCGTTGCCAACCGGATGGCCGCTGCCGACACTTGCCCGCGCCGAAATTCCGAATCATTCGGCAGTAGCCAGTCGGGAAGTCATAGGCCGCGCGCCGGTGCCTCATCAGCGTAGAAAGTGCGAGGTGTTTCACTTCCTCCTGCTTGATCCCGGCCGCCTCGACATAGACGCGCACCGCATATTGCCCTGGGATCTCCTGCGCTTGCCAATAGCGGGCAACCTTGGTGACGAGTAGCTGCCGCGTGTCCTCGATCCCGGCCTCGATCCGTTTAAGGGCAGGCTTGTCTTCCGCTGTGGCGTAAACGCGACCGGCGAGCAGCGCGCGGATGATGCGGTTGCACCAGATCGCGAACGCCGGCGAAAGCCACCGGGCGCATTCAATCGCCAGATCCGGGTGCGCCCAGGTGCCGGACCCATAGCGCCCTTCCGAAGTGATCAGAAGGCTTTCTCCGGAGGATTTTAACTGCCGGGAATCCCGGCAGTTAAGATCTACTTTTGAGGTCGCCGCCAAACCAGTGTCTGCTGCCAGTGCGGCCATGTAGTCTGCGGTCGATTTGAGATCGAGAAAATGCGATGGCCGCTTGTTGAAGGCGGCGCAAAGTTCCGTGAGGTTGACGAAGGCATCGTCGGCGAAGGAGACCGGCGCGTCCTGATATTCGTATGTGCTGATTGGGATCATGATCTATCGGGGGTTGAAAGGTTGAGGTCTTGCACCCGCCGGATTTCCGCGACGTGCGCTTCGAACTGCTTGTTGAGCTGGCGTCTGATGGACGCTGCAAGGATGCAGATGGCCGAAACCCAGGGCGGTTCTCGGTGATTGTTGAGACCGCCGCGATCTTCCGAGGCCAGCTTGGTGGCCAGGAGATCGATCATCGCCGTAGCGTTCCCAACGGCTTGCTCCAGATCCAACGTGGTGTGAAGTTGCCGCTCCGGCGGCAACGAGACGGGCCGCGGCTGCGCCGCGCGCTCGGTTGTGGGGTTGGTGACCCCGGACTGTGCTTTCATGACTACTTCCCTTAAAAGGCACCGCCCAGAGAAGCGTTGGAGCTTGTCGGCCCCGCGGCACCACCCGCAGACGACCTATCCCCAGGCGGCGCCAAGGGTTCACGTTGCCGGTCGAGACTCGGGTGGTTGCCCGGGCCGTGAATGACCGATCGCCAGTCCAACCTGGCGACATGTGCAACGCCGTGCAGCGCAGCGAAAAAGTCAAGATTGGAAACATGATCATGTCGCGAGCTCCGGGGCGTATTCCTCGCCGCGTTTGCCGAATGTGGAGGCGACGGCATTCTGCGGCGTGAGCACCTGTGGCTTCTGCTGGGCCATCCAGGCGCGCTTCCGCTCCTCTGGCCAATTGCCGGGAGGCAGCGGACGCAACTGGGGATCCACGCGAAGGAAGTAGTCTTTGAACGTGCCGTCCGGCTCAGCTGTCGAGTTGGTGACTTTAACCATCACGATTGGCTCGTCACTGATCACATCCTTGCGGTAGAGAATCCCCCGCGCATCGCGGGAGATCTCCTGGGCGCCGGCGTCGACCAGGTATCGCGCCGGACCATAGCGGTCGATCATGACTCGGCGGATCTCCGCATTGGTCTCGCGGCCGATGCGCTCAACGGTGATCGACTTCGGGTCATCAATGACGTCAGCAGGCACCCGCACGCCATGGACGGCATAGACAGCGAAGCCGTCAGGATACGCGACCGCTGGGCCGGTCTCGCAATGGAGACGGTTGCGATCGTCGCGATGGATGACGGTCGGATGTTCGGAAATAAACGCCCAGTCCGGGAAAAGGATGGACCACCCTGCAGCCGCGGTGAACTCAAAGTTCCCATCGAGCTTGGATCGATCGAATCCCAACTCGCCGGCAGCATCGTAATAGGAGCACCACCATGCGTCGAATTGGCCGAAGTCATACCACCACCAGAAGTTAAGTACGTCGCTGAGTTTAGCGCGGAGTTGATCGCTGAGTTGAGCGCTGAGTTGAGCGCGGAGTTGATCGCGGAGTTGAGCGCGGAGTTGAGCGCTGAGTTGATCGCTGAGTTGATCGCTGAGTTGATCGCGGAGTTTAGCGCTGAGTTGAGCGCGGAGTTTAGCGCTGAGTTGAGCGCGGAG